GCCACATGGGCGTGCAGGAGTACAAGGGCGACTTTGGCCGCGATATCCTCTACCCGATGATTGTGCCTACTCAAAAGGTGTCAAATGGCTAAGAAAATTAAACGTATGGCTGACGGCGGTTCCACGGATTCCGCTAGCAGTGGTAGCAAACTAAACCCCGTAGACATCCTGCTTGGTGGGCTCACACGGCCTATTTGGGAAACTCTGAGTAATAGTAATTCGGGTGTTCCCGGGCTTATTAAACGCTTGGGCCAGAAAGACGAAGACGAAAAAAAGGCGAGCACCCCCGGTGCTGCTGTTCGCCCTACTATGCGCAAAGGCGGTTCCGTTAAGTCCTCCGCCTCCAAGCGTGGTGATGGTTGCGCCCAGCGGGGCAAAACTAGGGGGAAAATGCGCTAATGCCTAAAACCCCGGCGTGGACGCGCAAGGAAGGCAAGAACCCCAAGGGCGGTCTGAACGCCAAGGGGCGCGCCTCCTATAACGCCGCCAACCCCGGTAAGCCCGGTCTGAAGCGTCCCCAGCCGGAAGGTGGTGCACGCCGGGATTCATTTTGCGCCCGGATGAAGGGCATGAAGAAGAAGCTTACTAGCAAGAAGACAGCTAGCGATCCTAACAGCCGTATTAACAAAAGCTTGAGAGCATGGAACTGTTAACATGGAGATGATGATATGGAACGTCATCCTAAGTGCTATCGTGGCGGCTATGGGTTTCATGCTTAAGGGTCGTTTCGACGAGCTAGATAGACTGGGTATTCTAATGAACAGAACCCGGGAAGAAGTGGCTCGGGACCATATCACCCGTGCGGAATACAGCCGGGATATGGAAAAGCTGGGCGAACGGTTCGATGCCGGTATCCTTCGGTTAGAGGCCAAGATAGATGGCATTACTAAGAGGGCTTAGAGACATGTTTAAGAAGATGGTAAACAAGGCCCGGAAGTACGCCGATGGCGGCAACGTTGCCTCTGGTTCCCCCCAGTATGGCTTCTCGCAGGCTAACCCCATGCAGGCTGGCGGGCTTGGTGCGCTTCGTCCCGCTCCGTTGACCCCCCAGCAGCAGAATATGGTCCCGGTTACGCCCCCGGCGTTTGCTCCCGGTAATGCCATGGCGGCTCGTCCCGCTCCGTTCAAGAAGGGCGGCAAGGTGAAGGCCAAGGCTAAGCCCAAGAAGAGTTCAGCTTCCCGTCGCGGAGACGGCATTGCCTCCAAGGGTAAGACCAAGGGGCGTTTTGTTTAATGCCTGCTAAGTCCGCAAAGCAGGAAAAGTTCATGCAGGCGGTGGCACATAGCCCGTCGTTTGCGAAGAAAGTAGGCGTCCCGCAATCCGTGGGGCGCGAGTTCACAAAGGCGAAAGGTGGAATTATGAAGAAGGCTTCTAAGGTTAAGGCGCTCAAGGATATGATGGGTCGTGCTCTGGCTGCTCGCGCGGCTCGTGGTGCGATGGCTGCTCCCGCTGCCCCGATGGGTATGAGCAAGGGTGGTTCCTACCGCAAGGCTGCTGACGGTCCTGTTGTTAAGAAGGGCAAGACCAAGGGCATGCAGGTCAAGATGTGCGGTGGCGGCATGATGAAGGGCAAGAAGTAAAATGCGGTCCTCCCGGGGTATGGGGGCTATTAGCCCGTCAAAGATGCCTAAGGCCAAGACTATTACCCGGAAGGACAACCCGGATAAGGTCAAGATGTACGCCAAGGGCGGCGAAGTTAAGTCTCCGACCCCCGAGGAGATTAGGTCTGGGCGTATGGCTCCTCCTAAGGTTACACCAGCGCAGCGGCGTATGATGGAAAACGAGATGCCGCCCAAGGTCACGGACGACAAGGGGAAGGAGTACATCCCCGAAATCCGCCGCAAGGCCAAGGGTGGTAAGTGGATTCAGAAGGCTATCAAGAAGCCCGGTGCTCTCCGGGCTAGCCTTGGTGCCAAGAAGGGCGAACCGATCCCCGCCAAGAAGCTGGCTAAGGCTGCTAAGGCCCCCGGTAAGCTTGGTCAGCGGGCTCGTTTTGCTCAGGTCCTTAGGGGTATGAAGAAGTAAAATGGGTGTGTTTGCCTACATACACTGCAAACCCGACGGAGTTCCTTTCTACGTTGGAAAAGGGGCCCGTCGGCGTGCGCGGTATTTTGGCGAGCGCAACCCACACCATAGAAACATTGTGCGGAAATATGAAGCTAAAAACCTACTGTTTGGGGTTTTAGAGTGCTCCTCCGATGCTATTGCTTATGAACTAGAGCGCGGCCTTGTAAAACGCCTACGGTCTATGGGTGTAGACCTCTGTAACTTCACGGCTGGCGGGGACGGGGGGCTTGAACCCTGCGAAGATACTCGTAAAAAGCTTTCTGTTGCGGCTAAGCGCCGTGGTGTATCTAAGGCTTGCCATGAAGCCAAAGTTCAGGCGCTTAAAGGCAAGCCTCTATCCGAAGAGCATAAGAATAAGTTACGTGCCGCAGCGTTGGGTAGGGTTTTTTCTAAGGAACACAGGGCTAATATAAGTGCTAGCGCTAAGAAGCGTGGTATGAAGGCAGTACTAGACGCTTTAGCCGCTAAACGTTTGGCAGGCAGGAGTTAAAAATGACTACTACCGGCACCAGCACTTTTAATTTAGACCTCAATAACCTACTTGAGGAAAGTTTTGAGAGGTGCGGCTCCGAATTGCGCACGGGCTACGACATGCGTACGGCGCGTCGTAGCCTGAACCTCCTTACTATTGAGTGGGCAAACAAGGGAATAAACCTCTGGACTATCGAACAGGGGTCCATCCCCATGGTTCAGGGGCAGGTTACTTACGACCTCCCGGTGGACACCATCGACTTGCTGGACCACGTCATCCGTACCCAGTCCGGTATCAACCAGACCGACATTAACATTACCCGTATCAGCGTAGATACTTACTCGACTATCCCTAACAAGTTGGCGCAGGGCAGGCCCATTCAGGTCTGGATCAACCGGCAGTCGGGTGCCACGGAGCCTACCGGGGTGAACTACCCGAACATCAACGTCTGGCCGTGCCCGGACCAGAGCGATTTCTACACTTTCGTTTACTGGCGGCTGCGCCGTATTCAGGACGCCGGTAATGGCGTGAACACGCAGGATATTCCTTTCCGTATGCTCCCGGCTATGGTCGCCGGTTTGGCCTACTATTTGGCTCTTAAAATTCCCGACGCGCTCCCCCGGGTGGAGATGCTGAAGGCCATGTACGACGAACAATGGCAGCTGGCGGCAGACGAGGATCGGGAAAAGGCGTCCCTGAGACTTGCTCCGCGCCAGATGTTCTTCTAGGGGGCGGCTATGCCCAATAGGTTTGCTTCTGGCAAAAAGGCTATTGCCGAGTGTGACCGCTGTGGCTTTCAGTACCTACTGAAGGAACTGCGCCAGCTTGTAATTAAGACCAAGAACGTCAACCTGCTGGTGTGCCCCACCTGCTGGGAGCCAGACCAGCCGCAGCTTCAACTGGGTATGTACCCGGTGGATGACCCACAGGCGCTGCGCAACCCGAGGCGGGATACGACCTACCTACAGGCCGGTTTGACCGGCCTACAAATTTTGACGGTTAACCCCCCAGACCCTGAATCTGAGCAGGCTTTTGGTACGCCTTCTGGCGGTAGTCGTGTTATACAGTGGGGGTGGGACCCGGTGGGGCTGAACAATCCGTTGCAGCTATCTGGGCTTGTGGATACTTTAGTTGGACAAGGTCAGGTGGGTACCGTGACCGTAGAAACTACATAGGAGTAAGACATGGCTAAGGAATCTTCGAAGAGCGATATTAAGCAGGATAAGGCTATGGTTAAGGCCGCTGTTCATAAGCATGAGCGCAAGCTGCACCCGGGTAAGCCTATGACTAAGCTGGCTAAGGGCGGCAAGACTAACATGCAGATGAAGACGCTGGGCCGTAATCTCGCCAAAGTGGCGAACCAGAAGAGCGGTTCTAAGGTCAAGAAGTCGGGGATTTAAGATGGCTAAGTTTAGCGCAAAGATGGGTGGTAAAGAGGTCGGTTCGGCTAGCGTTTATGCGCAGCCGCACACCATGAGCGGAGGTACTGAAATCAGCCTCGGCAACAACGGCTACCCCAACAAGGTTGCTAATACCCAGACCCTGAAGACCCGGGGCACTGGTGCGGCGACCAAGGGTACCCATAGCAGCAAAAAGATGGGCTAATGAACTACGCTACGCTCGTTGAGACGATCAAGGCTTACACCGAGAACGACTTCCCGGACACGGCGGGGTCTGGTGGCCTCACGTCTGACGAGCAGATTGCTACGTTTGTCGAACAGGCTGAACTGCGTATTTTCAACAACGTTCAACTGCTTGAATTACGCAAGAATGTTACTGGCAACGCTACGTCGGGGAATAAGTACCTTACTGTTCCATCTGACTGGCTGGCTAACTTCTCATTGGCTGTAATCGACCCGGATACTGGTGGTTACGAATACTTGCTGAACAAGGACGTTAACTATATCCGCGAAGCGTTTCCATACCCGGCAACCACCGGCAAACCTACTCATTACGCCATGTTCGATCAGGACTCGTATATTCTTGGCCCTACGCCGGATGCGAATTACAGCATGGAGTTGCATTATTTTTACTATCCGCAGTCTATCGTGACTGCTGGTACGTCGTGGTTGGGCGATAACTTCAGTTCTGTTCTTCTCTACGGTTCGCTGTTGGAAGCCTACACCTTTATGAAGGGTGAGCAGGACGTGCTGGCGCAGTACCAGAAGCGGTACGATGAAGCCCTTGCGCAACTGAAGGAACTGGCGGAAGGCAAGAACCGTCAAGACATGTACCGGACCCAGCAGGTCCGCTACCCGGTGAGGTAATATGTTTAACGTAGCAAGTGGTGATGTTGGCAGCGTTATGGTCCAAACGGTTAGTGGACGCGGGTTCACGCCCGAGGAAGTTGCTGAACGCGCGTTGGACAAGATTGTCTATGTAAGCAGCAATAGCCACCCGGCTATTCGAGAGCAGGCGGAAGCCTTTAAGGACAGTATTCGTAAGGTTCTGGTGTTTTACATGCACGAGGCCGTTCGGTCTAATAACGTAACACTGGCTAACAAACTCAACGACGCGGGATACCCCGAGTTGACCACGATTTTAGATATTTAAGGAGACTACTATGGCGATTTCGCAGGCTATGTGCACTAGCTTTAAGGCCGAAATTCTTCTGGCCGTGCACGACTTCCGCGCTACTGGCGGCGATACTTTCAAGCTGGCCCTGTATACTTCTTCGGCTACGCTGGACGCTAATACCACGGCGTACACCGCATCCAACGAGGTGTCGTCTTCGGGTACTAACTACACTGCTGGCGGCGCTGCGTTGACCAATCTGGGTGTAGTTACGTCCAATACCAATGCCACGGCGGGTACGGGTTTTACGGACTTCAACGATCTCACGTTCAGCTTGGCTACGATTACGGCTCGTGGTGCCCTTATTTACAACACCACTCCGTCGGCCAACAGCAACGCCAATACTACCCTGACTAATGCAGCGGTGTGCGTGCTGGACTTCGGTGCGGACAAGACCTCTACGGCGGGTGATTTCACCATTATTTTCCCGACGCCTACCAATACGACGGCTATCATTCGGATTTCGTAAATGGCTCTTGTAGTCGCAGATCGCGTAAAAGACTCGACCACAACGACTGGTACAGGCACAGTTACTCTTAGCGGTACTGCGCCTACCGGTTATCAGAATTTTTCGGCTATCGGTGATGGGAACACGACCTATTACACGATTGCTGGCGGTTCTGAGTGGGAGGTCGGCATCGGTACTTATTCTAGTACTGGGCCTACGCTTTCCCGCGACACTGTGTACGCCTCCAGTGCGGGCGGCACTACCAAGGTTACGTTCTCTGCGGGTTCAAAAGACGTATTCGTTACGTACCCGGCTGAAATTGCTACGATGTTGGGTAATCCTACACCCACGGCTGGCGGCGTCCTCTACGGCACTGGTACCGCTGCTAGCGTTACCGCAGCTGGCACGTCGGGTTATTTCCTTCAGTCTACTGGTTCGGGTGCGCCTACTTGGTCTAGCGTTACAACGCCTGTTGGATCGCCGGGTTATTGGGGTTCGTTCTGGGATACTACAGCTTCGCAGACCGGCAGCACGACTGTTGGTACGGCGATTTTGCTTGGGCAATCTGATGCTAATAACAACGGCGTAAGCATTACTTCTGGCAGTCGTATTACGTTTGCCAATACAGGCGTTTACAATATTCAGTATTCGCTTCAGTTTATTAACACAAGTTCTACTATTTACGATGTTCAAGTTTGGCTTCGTAAAAACGGAACTGATGTATCTGACACCAATACTTTATACGCAATTACAGGGTCGCACGGCGGTATAGACGGCGCGACGGTTGCCGCTATCAATTACGTTTTGAATGTTACTGCTGGCGATTATTTACAACTTATGTGGTTGCCAGCAAATACGGCTGTCAGCCTAAAAACCATTGCCGCTTCTACCACACCGGCATACCCAGAAACGCCCTGCGCTATTGTTACGGCTGTTCAGCTTACTCAGATTGGCCTTGGCTACTATGGCCTGACTTCGACAACATCTGTTGCTCTGACAACTGGCTCCAAGACATTTACTACCAACTATAGTTCTACTCAGGTTGCGTTTACTGTCGGCACCCGTGTCCGGGCGGCTTACACTACGACCCCAACCGATTACGTTGAAGGCACGATTACCAGTTTTAGCGGCACAACGCTTGTTTTGGATGTTGATACGGTTGGCGGAACGGGCGGCCCCTATGCCTCTTGGACGTTCTCGGTTGCTGGCGGAGTAGGCGGCGTAAACGTCTATACCAAGACTGATTTCACAGCTACCGCTGCACAAACAACGTTCAGTGCGACGTATACCGTTGGGTTTGTCGATGTTTACCTTAACGGTTCTAAGCTATCGTTGAGTGAATACACGGCAACTAACGGCACGTCTATTGTTTTGGGTACCGCTGCTTCGTCTGGCGATATTGTAGAAGTCATTGCGTGGTCGGTGTCTACGGTACTAAACCCGGTTTTGGGCAACGCTACGGCTACTACGCTTGCTATTGGCGGCGCAACTATTGGTTCTAACGCGCTTGCGGTGACTGGGACGACGGCGCTTTCTTCCACGCTTACTAGTGCTGCCCACACAATTACTTCGACTTCTGCCAATGCCTTGGCGGTTGGTGCGAATGGCGTGACGAATCCGGTCTTTAATGTTGATGACTCCACTGCCTCTGTCGCCACGGGTGTGAATATCAAGGGCGCTGCGGCTGGTGCTGGTGTTGCCATCTCGGCTATTTCGTCCGGTACCAACGAAAACCTGACGATTGACGCCAAGGGCAGCGGCACCGTCACGATCAACGGCACGGCGACTGGCGCTATCACGCTTTCTCGCGCGACTACGTTGTCTGGTGCACTCACTTAT